GGAACCACAGACGCATACTTTTTAAAAGAAAACGAAGACGGTCGTTATGAGCTAGAATTTGGTGATGGTGTTTTAGGTTCTGCATTAGATGACGGTAATGTAGTGATAATTGATTATAGAATATGTAATGGATCTGGTGCTCAAGGAGCAAATAATTTTACATCAGTTGATAATATTGATGGATACAGTAATATTACTGTCAACCATGTATCGAGAGCACAAGGTGGTGGTGATAAAGAAACATTACAGTCTATCAAATTTAATGCACCAAAAAATTATGAAGCTCAAAACAGAGCTGTGACTCGTAAAGACTATGAAACATTAGTAAAGAATCAATTTGCAGATATTCAAACTGTATCAGTATGGGGAGGTGAAGACAATACTCCACCTATTTACGGTAGAGTCTATGTTTCTGTAAAGCCGCTTTTAGGTACACTATTAGCTGAAGACAGAAAATCAACTATAGCAGATTATTTGAAAGAAAAAAATGTACTAACTATTGAGCCTATTATAGTAGATCCAACTTATCTTTATGTTAAACCTGCAATATTGGTAAAGTATAATCCTGATTTAACTTCAGATAATGCAGGCGCAATTACTACCTCAATTCAAAATGCAGTAATTCATTATGAAACTAATAAATTAGGGTTATTTGGTCAAAATTATATTAATTCTCAATTAGTAAAAGATATCTATGACACTAATACGTCAATAACATCAATTGAGATAGATGTAAAAATAGAGAAAAAATTTAAGCCTAATACAGCAGTAAGAACTACCTATCAAATACCTTTTAGCAACGCTCTTTATAATCCACACTCTGGTCACAAATACGCTATCAGTTCTACTAAATTTACATATGAAGGTAGTGCTAATAGTTATTTTGATGATGACGGTAATGGAAATTTAAGAATATACACTCTTACTGAGGCAGGAGCGCGCTCTTATTCTAATAATACTGCAGGTTCAATTAACTATTTGACAGGACTTGTAACCATTAATGATATAATAATTACAGCTTTTGATGGTGATGGTGTTATTATTACAGCTGATCCAGACAGAGATGATGTTGATGGAATAAGAAACCAACTATTATTAATAAAAGATGCAACAATTAGTTTATATGATGCTAAGCTGCAACAGACAGTATCAACCATATCTTCAATTAATACTGAGGGTACCACAACAACAATACCTGAAACTGGTGTTATAACAACGGTATACTAATGGCTACGGATAATAAAACATCAGTACTAGTAAATTCTCTACTACCTGAGTTTTTAGATACAGAAGGACCTAAGTTTCAAGCGTTCGTAAAAGCGTATTACGAATGGATGGAAACAACCGGTCAAATGACTGATCACTCTAAAAATATATTAAATAATCAAGATATAGATCAAGCCGCAGAAGAATTTTTAAAATATTTTAAAAGAGAAGTATTAACTGATTTTCCAGAAGAGATATTAGCAGATAAAAGGCTTGTATACAAAAAAATTAAAGACTTGTATAGATCTAAAGGTTCAGAAGAATCTTATAAGCTGTTATTTCGTATTCTATATGATGAAGAGGTTGATTTTTATTACCCTGGTCAAGATTTATTAAGAGCATCAGATGGACGTTGGATTCAAGAAACTTCTATAAGACTAACAAAACCTTTTAGAGGTGATCCTGATTTACTAGCAGGTGAAATTAAAGGTAGGACATCTGGAGCGACTGCAAAAGTAGAACGAGTACAAAACATTTTTGTAGATAATATTGAAACATATGAAGTGTTTGTAACTAATATTGAAGGTACTTTTTTAGATGCCGAAGAAGTGGATAACACCGCTAATAATATATCTGGTACACTTATATCAAGATCGGGTACTTTACAGAATGTAATTATAACTGATGGCGGCTCAGGACATCAAAGAAATGATTTAGTAACTATTACTAGTGCATCAGGTACAGGTGGACGTGGTACTATTACTATTACTACAGGTGGAGCAATTAACAAAGTTGCTGTAACTAATACAGGTTCTGGTTTTGTACGTACTGATCCTCTAATAATTAATAACACCACTCGTTCTGCTGTTGATGCGACAGCAGCCGGTCTCTTATCAGCACCTATTGAATATACTGGTCGTTATAACGATGTAAAAGGTTTTCTATCATGGAGTAATAAGCTTCAAGATAATAGATATTATCAAGAATATTCTTATGTGTTAAGATCATCACAGGTATTAAATACCTATAAAGAGATTGTAAAAGATGTAGTACATCCAGCTGGTAAAAGACTTTTTGGCGATGTTTTAATAGATGTAAATATTGATAATACAAGCACATTCGGTATTACTAATCAATTTATTAATTATCAGGAATTTAATTTAGAAGATGCTATATTTATTCCTCAAGTAGTGTCTGCATCTATTGAACAGTATGAGTCTTCTGGAGATGATGGTGCTATTGTACCACGTCCAGAGATTGAAATTGAACAAATTGAAACATTCTTTGATATTGATATTCCTGATGCAGGAACTGGTTATCAGGTTGAAATCGAACTACAAGCTGCTCAACAGTCTGCATTATTAGCAGCAGATGCTATTATTTCTGCTCAAATTATTTTCATTATACAAGACGTTACTCTTAATACAAGAACTGCTAATTTAGCATTAATACAGTTAAATGAAGTTTGGTCACCAACTGATCCTGAGACAGATCCTCAATTTGCAAATACAGGTGCGCTTTGGTTAACACCTAACGGTGAGTATTTAACCCCTCAAACAGCATCTAATATTCAATTGTTAAGTGATGTAGCAGTTGGATTACATACATTTGGTGTACCAGATGCTACACCTACACTCTCGTTAATTTCTGTAAATAATGCTATAATGCCATACAGCTCTTTACCAATTTACGCTTTAGAAGATAAATTGCAAGACGGCTGGGGTCTCAATGAATACTCATCGCCAAGAACAAATATAGGCACATATAGTGCAAACACATTAAATAATAGTGTTTCTGATTTTGAAACTAATTTCCCAGGTGTGCCTAGCGATTGGACAGTAGGTTATTCACCGCTTGAAGTTTCTTCTATAACCTCAACAACAAGTGTACCAACAGACAGTACATTTAATTTTGAGTTTAATGCATTTAGATTAATAGGTGATATACCTGTAGATGAACTAGACGATAATGTTATTGATCCATTCTATACTAATAAGGACTTTAATTTTGAATTAACTATACCTCTTATTAATTCATTTGGTGATTTCCATCACTTCCAACAAGCTACAGGTACAATTAATACTGTATTTGTAAATGATTTACTTCTAGCTAACAGCACAGCAATTGCTGATTATCAAGATTACCAACTTCAAGTAGCTGGTACTAATAGAGTAATTGAAGGTATTGGAACACGATTTGATCTAGAAGCAGAAGCTAATAGTCAAGTGATGCTACGTTATAATGCTAACCCAGCAACATTTATTTACAACAAAATTGATACATTAATAGATTCTAATACACTTATACTTACATCTAATGTAGCTGTAAATGTAACTGGTGGAGATATTTTCTTTACACCATTTAAGGTGTATGAAGTACTTATAAATACAGGTATAAATAGTACAGATATTCCAAATGATGCACTTATCAGAATTACAAACACGTTCTCATTTGATAGCGCAAATACAACGTTTGATAGTGCAAATACAACTTTTGATCAGATAGAGATAAATTGAGGAGCTAATGGCTAAGTCAACAATTTTAGTAGGAAGTTCAGCTGACGATGGTTCAGGTGACAGCTTACGTAACGGCGGTATTAAAATTAATAATAACTTCACTGAAGTGTATAATGCACTTGGTGACGGTACAAATATTGTTAATATAGCTTCTAATACCTATGTTAATACAACATTTGAAACTAAAGCTATAGCTCTTGCAGCTAATACTGCACAAAATAGTTTGATTAACGATAGATTGCAAGTTGCTAATGCAAGCGTATTGTATCAAACTAAAGCTGTAGCTCTTACAACTAACAACGCTGTAGTTAATTTAATTAATGATAGAATGCAAGTTGCTAATACTGTTAATTTAGTAAATGATAGATTGCAAGTTACTAATGCTAATATTACATTTGAAACAAAAGCAGTTGCGTTAGCAGCTAATACTACACAAAATAATTTAATCAATGATAGATTACAAGTAGCTAATGCAGATGTTTTATATCAAACTAAAGCTATTGCATTAAGTACTAACACTACATTAGTTACATTAATTAATAATCAAACAAAAACTAGATTACAAGTTGCAAACGCTGCAGTAATTTATGCAACTAAAGCTACTGCTCTTTCATCAAACAACTCATTAATTAATTTAATTAATGACAGAATGCAAGTTGCAAACGCTGAATCAATAGGTATTAGTTCTGCCACTTGGGTAGATGCAAATGATACTATTACATTTACAAGGCCTGATGGAACATCACCCGATGCATTAGATATAAAAATTACAGGGTTTGGTGGAGCAGGAGCTACGCAAAACGTTTATGCTACTATAACAGGTGATTCAGGATCAACCACCTCTAATGTTGCTAAAGATACACTAACTATTTCAGGAAATAATGGTATTGAAACTTTTGTATCTGGAGACACTTTAAAAGCCCATCTTCATAGATATGAACCTTCTATAGCATCACTAGAAGTATCAGCTAATGGATCAGCAGGATATTTATTTGGAAGTCATTATCCTACAGCTCTTGGAAACAATCCAACAATATTTGCTATTAGTGGAACTACATTAGCGATTGATACAAGAGGGTTAAGTGCCCACCCGTTTGCTATACAGGATGCTGGTGGCAATAATTATAGTAATAATTTAATTTATGTTGCTGGTAACGGTGCAGTTAGTGAAGGTGCAGCTGCTCAAGGTAAATACGGTGGAATTCTTTATTGGAGAATCCCGTACAATGTAACCGGTAATTTTAAGTATGTGTGTACCGCTCACCCTGCTATGAACGGCGTAATAACAATAAAAAATATTGCTTCTATTTAATATAAATAGATAAAAATATATTCGGAGAACAAACAGATGCCAGGTATTGTAACCAAACGATTTAGAATTCATAATGCTGAACAGTTTCAGGAAGCATTTAGTGAAGCTGTAGATACAAAAATGTATCTTTTTATTGCTCGTGTTAATACATGGGATAATGGAGACACTGAACCCACACCAGTTGATACTATTAGAGAGTCAAGATTTGAGCCGTGGCGGCAGATGATTGCAGCAAAACGTGTTCAAGAATCTGATGTATCTTTTTGTGTGCCTCGTTATAACTGGACGTCCGGTACTGTATATTCCGAATATAGCGATACTGATAGTGGTATGTACGGTAATCAGTTTTATGTCATGACCACTGATTTTAATGTGTATAAATGTTTGTTTAATGATAGAGGTGCAGCATCTACAGTAAAGCCAACTGGTACTAGCACTTCTATATTCCGTACATCTGATGGTTACAAATGGAAATTTATGTATTCTGTGTCAGCAGCTGATGTTCTCAAGTTTGTTACAACATCATTTATTCCTGTAAAAACATTGACAGCAGATGATGGTACTACACAATGGGATATTCAGCAAGCTGCTACTAATAATTCTATTGATATTATTGATGTTACTGCTAATGGTTCAGGTTATGCATATAGAGCAAATACTTTTGGTAGTGTAACTAACTCGTCTGTAGTTGTTCTTGATTCAAGTGCTAGTGCAGTTGATGAAGCTTACACTGGCTCAGCTATCTATATTTCAGCAGGTTTAGGATCAGGTCAGCTTGCTAATGTTTCAGCATATATTGGTTCATCTAAAACATTAACTTTATCACCAGCATTTACTACTACTCCAAACAGTACAAGCTCCTACCATATTGGTCCAAAAATTCTAATTACTGGAGATGGTGTACCGGATAGTGCAAAAGCTTATGCTAATGCAAGTAGTGGTCAAATTTCTCATATCAATATGATAAGTGTAGGATCTGGTTTCTCTAAAGCTAACGTTCAAATTTCTGGCACAGGTGGTACCGGCGGTAAAGGTGTTGCAAGATTGTCTCCTCCAGGCGGTCATGGATCAGACCCAGTTGGTGAATTAGGTGGCTTTAATGTAATGTTAAATGTACGTTTAGAAGGTACAGAGGGTGGTAATTTTCCGACAAATAATGACTTCCGCACAATCGGAATTCTAAAAGACCCGTTAACTGCTAATGATATTGCAGCTAATGCAGCTGCTTATGATACTACAACTAAACTCACTGTAACAAGTATAGCAAGTGGGCCGTTCTTCCAAGATGAAATTGTAAGAGGTACTGCTAACGGTGCTATAGGAAGAGTAGTAGAGTTTGCTAATACTAACGCTGCTGGTACCGCAGGTGTACTTAAAATAACTGATGTGGCTGGTACATTTGAAACAGAAACTATTACTGGTAATACTACATCAGCTACTGCTACTATAGCATCAATTACTAGCAGTGAATTAAAAGCTTACTCAGGGGACATAATCTACAGAGAAAATCGGTCAGTGACAAGTAGATCATCTGATCAGGTTGAAGATATTAAGATTGTTGTCCGCTACTAAACTAAAGGTTGAATAATAATGGCACGAGCTAACACTGCCTCTCTAGATACGAATTTTAATGTAGATCCGTATTACGACGACTTTGATGAAACAAAAAACTTTCACAGAGTTTTATATCGTCCCGGGTTTGCTGTTCAAGCTAGAGAGCTTACACAAATGCAAACTATTTTGCAAAATCAAATCGATAGATTTGGTGAGCATATATTTAGAGAAGGAAGTGTAGTATCCGGTTTAGAAGTTAATTATGATGATGAATATAACTTTGTTAAAGTAAGAGACGGTGATAATACAGGTAACACTTTAGTATTATCTGATGGTGTTGGAAAATATATTACTGGTGCTACTTCTAATGTTACAGCTATTGTTATTGATACTATTGATGGTTCAGAAGCAGATAGTCCTAATACAAAAACTCTTTATGTAAAATATATTGATACTGGTACTCAAGGTACATCAGGTAATACTACTTTTTCTTCTGGTGAAAGATTAATTGCTAATAGTGGTAGTTTTACCGCTAATGTTATTAGTTCAGGTGTAACTACTGGTTCAGGTAGTCATATTAAAATTGAAGAAGGTATTATCTTTGCAAAAGATCATTTCATAAAAATACCATCAGCTAATCTTTTATTAGGTAGATACTCTTCTAATGTAAGCTATAAAATAGGATTTAATATAGCAGAAGAAATAGTAACTTCAGCAGGAGATACTTCTCTTTTAGATCCATCTCAAGGTTCATTTAACTATACAGCACCTGGTGCAAATAGATTAAAATTAAATCCATCAGTAGCAAAATATGAATTAACTGCTAATACTGGCGATGATTTTGTAGAAATTTACAGAGTACAAGAAGCGCACACTGCTCTTAATAATGAAAAACCAAGATATTCAGAAATAAGAGATTATTTTGCACAAAGAACTCATGACATTAACGGTGATTTTATTGTAAAAGGTCTTGGTGTACGTTTAAGAGAGCATTTAGAGCAAGCTAATAATCAAGGTGTTTATTCTGTTGCAAATGGCGGAGATAGTACAAAATTAGTTGTAGATATTGATCCAGGTAAAGCTTACGTTGGTGGTTATGATATCGAAAACTTAATTACAGCTCATGTAAATACAACTAAATCAACTGATTTTAATTCTATTGAAGCTTCAACTGTATCTGCTAACTATGGTAATTATGTGGTAGTAAAAGAAGTTTCCGGTGCATGGGATGTTAACACTCATGACATAGTTAACTTACATAAAGGTTTTGCACGGTCAGTTTCTAACACACTTTACTCTACATCTGCACCAGCTGGTGATTTATTAGGTACTGCTCGAGTAAGAGCTTTAGAATATGTTTCTGGTACTAAAGGCGATTCTGAAGCAAAATATAATATGTATTTGTATGACGTCAAAACTACAGCTAATACATTTAGTGAAGTAAGATCAATAAGAATAGATAATTCAGCAGGAAGTCAAGCTAATGGTATTGCTGATGTTATAGTAAGCTCTGCTAATACTGCTTCGTTTAACGAAAACACTTTTAATAGAGCAGTTTTTAGATTGCCTGCAAAAGCAGTTAAAAGACTAAGAGATACTACAGGTAATATTGATACTAATTTTCAATTCTTAAAAAGCTTTGATGTTACTATTGCGGCGGATGGTACATTCAGTGTTGCTACTGGAGCAGCAGATGAGACATATCCATTTTCAGCAGGTGCATTAAATGCAACACAGAAAAACGCAGGTTTTTATGTAGTACTTAATGCTAATACAGCTAGTACAAGCACTGTAGATACGGGTTCTATGGCTAATATGGCCAATACTGTAACCGGTCTTACCTCAGCGGCAACTAAATTTAATGTTGGTGATAGAATTCAACTAGCTGATTATGCTAATAATTTTACTGTATCATCTGTTTCTTCTACATCGTTAACTACTTTAGAACCTGCTCTTGCAGCAATTTCTTCTAAAGGTGTTGTCAAAAAGTTTAATAAAGGTCAAGTTATTGACATGTCGGGTGTTGGAGGAGATAATGGTTCAAGAACAGTGACGATTGCTTCAGCAACTTCTGCTACTTTTGATATACAAGAAACTTTGACAGGTACTGCTACTGCTACTGTTATAACGGAATTGACTAAAGTAGATGGTAGAGAGATCGCTAAAAACTTTAACTCTAACCGTTTTGTAGAAGTTACAGTTAATGCGTCTGATGGAACAACCAATACAACCGGTCCTTGGAATCTCGGTCTTTCTGATATTCACGAAATAACTGAAGTAAGAAAACAAACAGGTAATACAGCATTTACTGCAGTAACTCAAGGTACAGATGTGACTGCTAACTTTTTACTCGATAACGGGCAAAAAGATAATATGTATGATCATGGTAAATTAAAATTAAAACCAGGTTCGTCAGCATCAGCTGGTGATGTTTATCTAGTAAAATTAAATTACTTTACTCATGATACATCGCAAGGTGTTGGATACTTTTCTGTAGATTCTTATCCTATTGACGATGTATTAGTTTCTAATACAACTGCAATTACTACACAAGAAATACCTTTATTTGTATCACCAGCAAGCGGCAATCTTCTTGATCTAAGAGACTGTATTGATATTAGACCAAGAATTACAGATACAGCTGCAGATGCAACATCTGTAGGTGCAGCAACTACAAACCCTGCTACAAGTACTACTATTGTCTCACCTTCAGGTGGTTTGAGATTTATGGCTCCTAATGAAAATCTAACTGCAGATTTAGATTATTATCTAGGAAGAAATGATAAAATTTCACTATCACCGTCAGGAGATATTAGAGTTACTAAAGGTAAATCATCAATTAACCCAGTAACACCAGAAGAGCCAAGCGGACATCTACCTCTTGCAACTGTATATGTGCAACCATTTCCATCTCTTGCACCTGATACAGCTAAAAACTTTAATAGATATGATCTTTCTGCATATATTGAACCGATTAAATCTAGACGATTTACAATGCAAGATATTGGTAACATAAAAACTCGTTTAGATAAAGTAGAATATTATACTAGATTATCTTTAGCAGAGCAAGAAGCTAAAAATTTAAATTTTGCTGACGGTAATGGTATAGATAGATTTAAAAATGGAATGATAGTTGATACCTTCACTGGTCATAATATTGGTGATGTTGGTAATCCAGATTATGCTGCTGCTATTGATAAATTAAAAGGTGAATTGAGACCTCAGTTTAAATTAAATAGTATACAACTTGATTCTCAAACAGCTAATAGTTCTAATTTAGTATTAGGACCAAGTGATGCTACTTTAACAGTTAGTGGTACAGCTACTTTTACAGTTGGTGAAACTATTACCGCCGGCGCTGCATCAGGTAAGCTAGTCTATCAGGTAGGTCGTAAACTTTACTTAGAACAAGTATCTGGTACATTTTCTACATCTACAACAGCATCTGGTGGTTCAAGTTCTTCGAGTGGAGCAATATCAGCAGTTTCAACCTCAGGTAATGGTTTACTAGCTACACTACCTTATACTCATTTATCAGTTATTGATCAACCTTCTGCTACAACAACACGAAATGCCGCTGGTTTATTCTGGTCATTTATTGGTAATATTTCACTTTCTCCAGATACTGATATGTGGGTTGATACTACAACAGCTCCAGATATTCAGCTTAATTTTGAGTCTAATTTAGATAACTGGCCTGGATTAGAAAACTCCTGGCAAACAGAATGGAATAACTGGCAAACTACAGGTACAGGTGTAAGTTCAAGTTCTTTTAATTCTACAAGAGAGACAAGAGTACGTAGTGCAACTGGGTTGCCAGCTGGAGGAAATAGAGTAGCTGATGTAGATACTATTTTTCGAGAAACTACAACCAACCAAGTGCGTAGTGTAACTACAAGTCAATCTCGTACAGGTATATCAACTGGTATTGAAATTCAATCTCAAACAGAACGCACTGGTCCTAGAGTAATTGATACTAATTTAATTCCGTTTATGAGATCTAGAATTGTTCAAGTAACAGGTAGAGGTTTTAAACCTAATACTAAATTATATTCTTTCTTTGATGGTACCGATGTTTCAGCATTTGTTACACCAACAACATCTGCATTTGCAAATACTGCAGTTGAAGGAGGAAGCTTATTCTCTAATAGTGAAGGTGATGTTTATGCAGAGTTTAGAATACCTGCAAGTGGCAATTTAAGATTTAAAGTTGGTGATAGATTATTTCGTTTAACTGATAATGTTACAAATGCTTCTGGTGCCGGTTTAACTACAACATCTGGTGAAGCTTTATATTCAGCTAGAGGTTTAAGTCAGACTGTACAAGATACAGTTATATCAACTAGATTGCCTCAGCTAGCAACTAGAACTGTTTCTGAATCAAGAAGCTTTACTTCAAGCGCTGTAGTTTCAAGTCAATTAACTGCTAGAGAACCTGTAAGAAACGAAGTTACTTGGAGACAAGTTCCTCGACCTCGACCACGTGACCCAATTGCGCAAACATTTATTATAGATAATAGTGCAAGAGGTGTTTCATCAAGTGGAGCATTTCTATCTAAAATAGATCTATTCTTTGGTTCAAAAGATAGTTCCCGTCCAGTTTTTATTGAAATAAGAGAAGTAGATCCTACATCATCATTTATTACTAATAAAATTGTTCCATTTTCTGAAGTTATAATAGAAGCAGCTGATATTAATACAAGCTCAGACGGCTCATCACCAACACCAGTTAATTTTAAAACACCTATTCACTTGAAAGATCAAACTGAATATGCTGTAGTAATTAAACCAGGTGCAGATAATCCTGATACTACTCTTTTTGTATCACGTTTAGGTGGTAATGATTTAATTACAGGGGAAAGAATAGTTAAACAGCCATATGTTGGTACAATGTATGCTTCTTCTAATAACAAAGCTTGGAATGCTATTCAAGAAGAAGATCTTAAATTTAAACTATATATTGCTCAATTTACTACAGGCACAACTGCAGCTACTGTATTTAAAAACAAAGATATTGATTTTATGAAGATCAATAATGGTGCTAATACATTTAATACGATTGGAGAGAGTATTCATGGCGAGACAACTCTTACATTAAGTAATGGTATAACAGTAAATTCAAATATGGTTCTTGTTGGTAATACATCTGGAGCAAATTGTGTGGTTACTTCTAATAACTCAGGAACAACTTCAATAAGAGTGAAAGATGTATCATTAACTAAATTTACTACAGGTGAGCATATTAATGTAAAAATTAATAATGTAAAACAAGCAGATTTTGGTACTATTAGCGGACAGTCAACCGCTACAGGTAAGATAGCTTACTATGATAGAGTAAACGAATCTGGTAATACTATTATTCATGTTGATAATGTTTCTGGAACATTTACTAATGGACATCAAATAAAAGGTCAAACAAATAGTAAAACTGCTACTATTGAAAGTATAGATGTTCTTGAAGTAGATACTTTACATCTTAATTCAAGTTATGTATCATTTGATAATACGACAGTATCACCTTTTATAAAATTAAATACTTCAAAAACAGCTAGAGATAGTGCTTTTAGAAGAATTGAAGATAATGAAAATGAGGAATTTACTACACCTAGATTTGTACTTTCTAAATCAATAGAAAATGCAAATATTAGTGGAGAAAAATCTGCAGAATTTAAATATGAATTTAGTACTACTGATCCTAATTTATCTCCAATGTTTGATATTGAAAGAGTTCAAGCTATTGTAGTAAATAATAAAATTAACAACGATTCTACAGGTGAAACCTCAGCCTCAGGTGGTAATGCTGAAGCTAGATATATGACAAGAATACTAGAATTAGCAGATGGCCAAGATGCTGAAGATATTAAAGTAAAACTTAATGCATATAAACCTTCAGGTACTGATGTAAAAGTTTATTATAAAATACTTCATAAGGATGACAGTGACTTTTTTGATGATCGAAGCTGGGTAGCTATGGGTCAAGATACTACTTCAACGGTTATATCAAGTAGTGAAAATAACGAAGACTTTAAAGTATATGATTTTAGTATACCTTCAGCTGAATTATCTGGTCCTTTAAGTCAAGTTCAATATACTAATAGTGACGGTATTATATATACTGGTTTTAAGTATATGTCAATTAAAATAGTTTTAACTTCTTCTAATCAAGGTTTAGTACCTAGAGTTAAAGATTTAATGGCAATAGCACTACAAATTTAATATGAAATACACAAAAGTAGAAAATGAACCTAATTTTATTAGAGATAATAGTAGTAGAGGTATATTAAATACTGACAACAGTGGTTTAATTGCGTATAAAATGCAAAAAAAAACGAGGTTAAATCAAGACAGTAAAATAAATAAATTAACAGAAGATGTAGATGAGTTAAAAAGTAATATTTCAGAAATCAAAAATCTTTTAGTTTCTCTTTTAGATAAATAAATAGGAATATAGCTCTTTAATTAAAAAGATAGGAATAGACATATGCCATTATACAATTCAGGAACACTTATTGCCGACGTGCAATTAACAGACACGTTTAACACCTGGCGTACACGGTTTAACAACGCATTGGCTGATGCATCAGGTATTACAGCGAATAACACTTTTACTGGTCAATTAAATACATTTACAAAAAATGTAGATATAGACGGGCCATTGAATGCTCCTATTCTCACATCTAATAACGCTGTTATTCAGAGCCTTAATGCTTCGTTTTTTGATCTCGATGGAGATATGACAGCTGATGTTATTACAGCAAACAGCGTAGCAGGCACTCTCACAACAGCAGCTCAAGGAAATATTACTTCTCTTGGCACACTAACTACACTTACAGTAGACAACGTAATAGTAAATGGTACTACAATAGGTCATACTAGTGATACTGATCTAATGACTTTAGCTTCTGGTGTAGTAACAGTTGCAGGAGAATTATCTGCTACTACTTTAGATATTGGTGGTACAAATATTTCAGCTACAGCAGCTGAAATTAACCAGATTGCAGGTATTACGGATGGTACAGCAGCTGCTAACAAAGCAATGATACCTGATGCTAATATTGATATTACAGCAATTAGAAATCTTACGACAACAGGTAATATTGTTGTAGGTGGTAACTTTACTGTTAATGGTACAACTTCAACAGTATCTTCAACCAATACAGTAGTTAGCGATAACTTAATTGAATTAAATAACGGTGCATCGTCTAACGCAAATGATTCAGGTATTGTTATTGAACGTGGTTCAACTGGTGATAACGCATTTATTGGTTGGGATGAATCAGCTGATAGATTTATTGTAGGTACAACGACTGCTACTGGAGCTGATACTGGTAACCTTTCGATTACTAAAGGAACACTTAATGCAGATCTTGCTGGTGATGTAACTGGTACTATTCAAACTGCAGCTCAAGCTAACATTACATCTGTTGGTACATTAACAAGTTTGACTTTAGGTGGTACTTTGAACATGGGAGGCAATTCTCTTCAAAACGCCACATATACAGATTTACACCCTACTACTCATGTCCTTTCTAACAGTGATTTAGCAATTGACTTTTCTATTCCGCTTAACAAAATGGTAATGGATTCTGCTAGAACATTTACAGAAGAAAATAAAGCAGCGGGTAGAATGATTACTATGTTGTTGGATACGTCAACATCAGATCATGACCCAACGTTTTCATCTAATATAAAATGGCATGGTGCAGAAACACCGACATGGGATGACTATCGGTATTGGATTATCAGTATGGTTTGTCTAGATTCAACTACTGTATTTGCTTCTGCAACAGGTCATGATACTTAATAAGGAGAATTAACTATGAGTTTACCGCACTCTTTTTTAGCTGGAAGAACTGGTCTAGGTGGTGTTGATGTAGTAACAACATCAAATTTTAGCACATATTGGTCCAAAACTCAAGGCGACACTGGCGCCAGTCATGGGCTTACCACATCTAATGGTATAGTTAATCAAATCCAGCAGAACGGAGAATACAATGGTGTAGGTGGAACTTGGGATATGGATTCTTCGGTTGCCACGGGCGATAATTTCCGCGTATGGGTTCAAGGTGGAGGTGGTTCTACTGTTAGTGTTTGGGGTGGCGGCCCAGGTGGCGGCGGTGGCTATATGGATTTTACATATAATGGTGGACAAGCTACATGGAAAGCAGGTGGGGCTGAAGGTGGCTGGCCAAGTTACAGCGTACCGCAAATAACCGATTCTCAATTCAGTTTAGGTGGTAATTCCTTAACAGCTACCCGGGGTCGAGGCCAAACAGGTGGCGCCGGTTCGGCAACAACATCTGGAACAGTTTCTGGTAGCCACGGTGGCGGCGCAACGGTTGGCAGCCAAAGCACTTGGGGTGGCGGAGGAGGGGGT